GCAAAATTATTTTCCCTCTAATTGTTTAATTTCTGTGTCTCCAGTTGGATATCTTTCATCAGCAACTGTTCCCATTATTTTTCTAGCAGCAATTTGACAAACCTCTTCTCTTCCATGAACAGGAAGCCATGTTATATTATCAACACTATTATTATCAGACACATATGTAAAAATAACATAACTAGTTAAAGGTGCTGGTCTAATAATATAAAAATCATTTACTCTAACAGCATGATAATCCATTGCTGTAGCGCTTGCTTGACGAAACGGGTCTGACTTAACAGACAAAGCATCATCTAGCTGCATAATTTTTACAGTACTTCCTAATTGATTACTTCCATATATTTTAATTTCTACTAAGAATCCAAAATTTATAGAATCCGTATTTTCGTCAGCATCAGTGTCATTATCTTTAACAGAACATATTACACCTAGTCCTTCACTAGCATATTCTGCGCCTGGGACTAGTAAAGGCATTAAACCAACTGGTATTAAATTACCTGTATCATCAAAATTTTTATATTGCCTTCTTATAACATCCTCTCCTGGTTCTTCATCTTCATTAGTTAATGCTGAAGAAAAAATTATACTCTTTACAAAAGAACCAAAGTCATCTCTAATTTTTTGATTAGCACCAAACATACCTACTCTTTCACGAATATATTCATTTATGGCCATTTCAATAAAGCCATTAATTTCAGTATCTGTTAACCAAGGAGAGTTAGCCCTATCTAAGATAAGCCTAACCCTTTCCCTAGCGCTTGCCGCATCTATTATCATTTGCTACTATTTTTTTGTTTTCTTCTTAGTAGCTTCCTGCTTTTGTTCAACCAAATCCATTTCAACTTTACCATTACCATTTAACTGGCTTTTAAGTAAAGCAAAAATATCTTTATTATCTTTTAACCACTTAATACATTGGTCTTCAGATATTCCAATTGTTTGCGTCCCATATTTAAATACATCTTTTTCCCATTTGATGATTTGAGCTTGTTGAGCTTCTAATAAGAATACTCTATAATGCTTGTCTTCATCAAACCACATTGTCATAAAGTAATCTGGATTTTCAGCAGCTATTTTAAGAACGTGTGCTTTTAAGATATCATCTCTAGAATCTAAATTTAATCCTATTAAACGAGCTAATTCTCTTACTTCAGCCATATTTAATTTAGCAGCCTCCATAACAGCATTAGCAGATGTCATAATTGCACTTGCTTCTTGCTCTTGTCTTTCAATAGAATCTTCTCTTATCCAAGAACCATTTGCTACTAATGGATGTCCTTTTAAAAACTCATCAGCTAGCTTGTGGTGTTCTTGCATAATATCTAATCTAATTACAGGATTAGTGTTAGGAAAACCTCTATGTGCTACACCATTTACATCTGTATATGTGTGCATCTTACCAGTTTTATCTTTATAGTTTCCAAAGAATACATAACTCATTCTTTGAGGACTTTTACTTCTGTAATAGACCATGTGTTTATTTTTGCTCATAACTTATTATTTTAATTTTTGCCCATGTTTGCTAGTCCATTTCAAACCTGGCCCGCTTTGTTTAATTAACAGATTACACCCCTCTTTACGAGTGGACTCTGAGTGTTCTTCTACTTTCCCAGTATTTGGGTTATATTTTAATATTGTCCTTGCCATAATAATAATACCCACCCCCTCCGAAGAGGGGATAAGTATAAATTATATACTAGTTATCAAATGTGATAGCAGCATAATTTTGTGCAAAAGCTTTTACATACCAGCTTGTTCCATCACAAACCAATTCTACTCTATCTCCTTTTAAAGAAGCAGAAGCAAATTGAATTTTAGTATTAGAAGAAGCGGCAACATCACCATCAGTAGCAGCATTTTCACCCTGAGTAGAACCATATATAGCTCCAACAAAATCTTCAGCGGCATCACCTTGAACTATAGTTGACGCAGCTGTATCATAGTCAGCAGTCAATATAACAACAAAATTTAAACCCACTGCAGCTCTTGGCAGGGTAACATCTACACCATTAGCGCCTAGTAAAATAACTTTACCAGAATCCGTGTCTTCCAAAGTAGTATCAGCCGAAACTGTTTTAGTTTGGATGAACGAACCATTTAAGCTTTTTAAGACATCATCTGAATCAGCTGAACGTCTTACTGTAAATACATCTTTCATTTTTAAATAATTTTTAAAGTTAACACTTAGTTTCCTATTTTTAAATGATTAGAGGGAGGTTAACTTTCTCCCTCGTCACATTGATTTATTAATGAGCAATAGCTCCAACAGTAACTATATTAGAAAGACCTTCACCTGTAATGTCATCTTTAATAGTTAATACTTTAGCGTTTATTCCTGCAATAGAATTAACCACTTCAAGTAAAGCAGTTTTTTCTTGAGCATCTGTAGCAGAGCTTGCAAGGTTTAAAGCTATAGAACCAGCACCATTATCATTTTTTGAGAACTCTATTAGTAATGTGTCATCTGCACTCATAGAAACACTTGTTATTCTTTCCACGTTTACACATATCGCATCATAAGTAGCAGTTCTCGCATATATAAATTTTGCCATTTTATTTATTTTTAAAAGTTAAATGGGGCAGTTGCCCACCCCATCATAAATTAGTTTACGCATTTGAAAGAATACCACAAGATAATGGATTTCTAAGAATAATACCAGATTCAGAAAGAATTTGACATTCAAAGAAATCATCACCATTAGCAGCCATCATCGAGTTATAGTCATAAGGGTTAACCATACCAGGTACATATTTCTTAACAAAACTTCTGTTAAAACCTTCAGCACCTTTAGCAATTAACTCTACATTACTAACACCATTTTGCATTCCCATATCTACAAATACCATTTTACCTGATTCATTTGAAGAATCAAATGTAGATGAAATAGAATTGTGTAGATTGCTGTCATCAAATACTGGGCAGTAAGATAGAATCATTTTATTACCAAGAACATTGTACTCGCTAAAGTTAGCTCCTAATGATACATCAGCACCACCTTTACCAGCAAATACAGAAGCAGCACCAGCGCCTTGAGAAACTAATAAGTCTTTCATTGCTCTGTGGAAGTCAATTCTTCCTTGTGTTCCTGTAAATACTGTAAATACGTTACCTTCTGCATTTAAAGCATTTTTAGAAAGTGTTCCTATAAAGTTAACTATATCTTCTTCAGTTAACGCACCAGCTGTATATGTAGCTTGATTAGAACCATCGATTTGTGCTAGTAAGCCGTCTCCCATAATTGGAACACCTGAAACAAACTCTCCTGTGTCTAATCCTGTATCTCCAGGGTAACTAGCAGAGGTCATAGTGCTTGACTTTTTACCATACCATCTTTGTAATTCTAACTCATACATAAACTGGTCAGTCATTTGTTGTTCTTTTGTGAAATACCATAATCGGTGTCCATTAGATTCAATCCAAGTAACATCAGTTAAATCAGTTCCCATAATTTTAGTTTTTTTACGAGATAGAGTTAACCAGTTCTTGTAAGTATCTGGATAAGAATAGTTTTGTCCTACCTCAGACGCTAACGAACCTTGGTTAAACGCATTACCAATACATCCAATGATATCACCTACAGCAGCAGTTTCATTAATTGCATCAATAGCTCTAAACGTAACAACATTAGATGTTCCAGAAGCTGTAGGAACATCAGTTACTATAGCAGTGTTACCAGAAGGCATTCTTACTACATCATTTACATTTAAGTTATCACCATGGTCACCAGAACCGTGCTTAAGAGTTACTGTAAAAGTTGCACCTGCAGCAACGTTTGGAGTTGCTTCTGTGTGAACTACAGCTGGTTTTCTGTAACGACCTTGCATTTTCCATTCAAATGCATAATCACCGATTACTTTTTCTGCAGCATTTCTACCTGCAGCTTCTAACAAATATGTTAGAGAGAAACGTGGATATTGAGAGATAATTTTCTTACCTATCTCTGGGTATTTTAGTAAGTTGGTTACCAACGCCGTTTCATCCGTTGTGTCCTTTCCATACGTACCCGTATAAACTTTTGCCATTTTTAAATAATTTTAAATTGTTATAAATAAATTAATACACAATAACAAATAAAATAGCGTTGCCTTCTTATTTATTACTTCATAAACTCAACAGGG